CATGGTGCGGTCTCCGGTGGAGCCTTCCAGTCACAATTCAAGATATTAGCCTTCTTTTCAATAGCGGCTGTGAGATGTGCCAATGCTGCTGTAACGGCGGCAATCTCACCGATGATTCCATCATACAATTTCTTAGCAGTATCAATTTGTCCTTTGATCCATATTATAGTAGTGCCAAGGTCTACTGGAACAACTAATTTAGGAACCATGTCATCAGCAGCTTTCGTATATTCTTTGATTAAAGCTGTGATTTCTTTTTCAACGCGATCTTTTAATTCGCGCAATGCTTCACAGGTATCAATCTTGTCAACTGTGACAGCAATGCCTTCAATATATTCACTTGTTTTACTCATCCTGTGAGACCTCCTATGATGATCCCGTTTTGAACGGTAATGACTTTGCCTACCATATCTAGAAATACACCACTGTCACTTGTACCAATTGATAATGAACTGTCAATTGTCATCGGGCCAACTACTTTATGGCCAGGATTTGTCGTTGTCATTGAAGCTGTCCCCGCTACTACCTCAACAGTTCGATTATCACGAACCGAAACTCGTGTATCGCGTGAACGATTACGAAGTTCAATCCCATCCAGAAGCCAATCTTCTAATACTTGAGGGAGAGCTGGGGCACACATCAAAGCGAACGCATCATTCAGATCATGATGACGAGACATTTCAGCAAAATCTTCAGGTGGTTGGATCCCCCCTAGTTTGTGCCAATTCTCAATTGCCCGTTGACTGAAAACAAGTACGCAAGGATCACCTTCTTTGATTGGCAGAGTTAAGGCGTAACCAGCTGTAACTGCAAATGGGTAACAGACAGGCACTTGGACAAGTGTAGGCAGATCTTCAAAGGTCTCTTGGCGATCAGCATCCTGTACACGCATCTGAATTGCTGGAGTCACATTCACAGTCTGCGTAATTGGATCAAATGAATTTATGATACCCGGAATACAGGTATTGACCCCATAAAGAAGACGATTGACTAATTCCTTCTGCTGGTTCTGTTCTGATTGGCCTGTGAGTATCATACAGCCGCCTTCTTTGGTCCAAGGAATAGACACACGAGTTGACTCTGCCACTGCGTTGAATGAGTGTCACCAGTATGTGTAACTTCTGTTACTTTGTATCCATGAACGATATTAGGATCATGACTTGCTGTTATCGCGGCAGTCGAGGTGTTATTCAAATCAGAATTAACACTACTAATGACCATAACTTTAGAGCCAGTTGTTTTGGCGATTATGTTAGGATTAAGGACTGATGTAATTGTAACTCCATTCTGTTGCGAAAGTGGCCCATTTAACATCGGCTCGACTCGAATTAAATTACCATTTTCTGCGCTGATTGTAATTGAATTCCCAACAACAGCAGAATCATCATGGACCGCGACAAACGTATTGTTTGCATTGATATTCCATGAAAATCTATATGTTCTTGCTAATTGATTTAAGATACTTGCACAATTACCATGAAGAGTTGGCATTTTTGGTAGAATAATAGTATCTGGTATTACTACTAATTTTTCATCATATAAACATCGAGGAATAGTTTGGCCAATGGTTTTTATAATGTCACTCAATTTAACAGTTGAGCCTCCTCCACCAACCGGAGGTGCAAATGAAATCTTTTTTCGGCCACGTATTGTTTCTACAAAACCAGTAGGCAACGAACCAGCAGGCTGGTCAAGTTCAGTACCAACTTTTGCTACATTCAGTAACAGACCTGCACCAGACAATACCAAAAGAGTGGTAATTAAATCAGGACCTTCACGGCGTGTAAATGATGCCATGAGTTCACCAGTCAATATTGTAAGATGCTGAGGCTTATCACTTCCGTCAATTGAAGTGTAACCAATATCTAATATAACACCAGTCTTATTGGCTTGTAATGATTTACGGGTATCACTTGATAAATTGTAGACTTCAATAGTTGACGGTCGGTCTGTTGACTGGATGTGATGATAAACATTAAAACGAATACGAAGACCGTTTGTCGAACCGTCAGACACATACTCTTTGCCATTAGTAAGTGTATTGCTTTCGTCTTGCGGTATTCCAAACCGTAGCATGACATTACGAATCCAAGGTTGCCCACTTATCATACAGGAATCTCAACTTCAGTACCAACAGGATACCAAAGTAGTAATACATTGGATCCTAATAGATCTGGGTCCATGTAGTCACCGGCATTTAATTCCACAATTACCAAACTACCTATCAACTTTTGAATATTAGGGAATCGCAGCATTAGATCAAAGCCAGGAACCAAAGCAATCCCACATACTAGATCATTCTGTGAACTGTCACGAAGATCAATTGACCATAATTGAGTAGTGTAATTGTACGTAGGTGTGATTTCAACGACATAAGGGGCGTCGACACTCCCCATAGTGAAGGTCGTTGTATAATTACTTTCTGGAATCAATGGTAGGTGTTCAAAATTCATAGATGAATCCCCAGGAATTGTGAAAGCTGATTAGCCTGTTTAACTAAACTTGACGCTGAATATCTTTGAGCAGCTGAGGCAACACCAGTTAAACTCACAGGACTCTTTTGTGTCATCTTTTTAGGCAAGCCGCTCTGCATCGGTGAACCTGCCTTCTGCCCGGGTGGAGTTGTTTGCTTGGATGACATTTGAACCATATCAGTTGTGATGACTGTATTCTGATAAGTCACCTTGGTGATTTGTGTAAATGATGCACGGAAGGCAAGTTTACCCCATAATGGAGCAGTATTATCAGCCTGGATAGAAGTGCAAACCATATTTTTGAGTAACTTATGGGTCGTCTGTAAATCAACAGTCTGTCGTAATAATAATTGTTGTAGCCATTGGTCTAATGCATATTTCCCAGCTTCACCTTTAACAGCATCTTTTAGAATCCCAGCCCGGAAGTTAGCAACTTCAAATAATAGGTCAATCTTTAATGGTTTAACAATAGCATGGTCCGACATAACAGAACCATTTTCAATTGGGAACTGTGTGACCTCAACTTGCTGGGAATAGGCTTCTTGTAATTTAGCATCGACTGGTATAAAAAGATAATCGTATTTAGGTGGGGTATATGTTTCTTTAGGAGCCCTAGGAATGGCTCGTTTCAGTTTTTTGGCTTTCAATATAATGGAAACAATATTACCAGCAGTCGGCGCTGATCCAATTGGAACTCGCCCTACGATAGGTACATTAATAGATGACATTATTGATTCACCGGTATTAGATTTGAAGGATAATAACTCTTAGCAGTATTGGCTTTCTCTTCTGGTGTAGAACCGTTTATGTTAAAAGTTTGATTGACTGTTTGATTTGACGAATTAGATGTAGTCGTATTTGCATTCTGTGTGGTTGCAACAGGATAAGTGGGTGTAGTACTTGTATCACTCCACCATTTTGGATTAGACGGTGTCAATTCAGACCAGATACTTTCAGCATATCCTTTGATTATTTTTCCAATAGAAGACCCTTTTTCTTCAAGAGAAGTAGAACTCCATTGACTCAGTTTGTCAGGAATGTTGTTAATGAATGCTTCTATTTTATCAAACATCACAGTAATCTTTTCCATCTCAGAAGCGAGACCACCAAAGAAGCCCTCGTCAGTTGGTTTCATAGTAGCTAATTTATCATAAGCGACAACGAGTCCAGCAATGGCCGCTACAACTGCAACGATTTCCCAATTGGCAGCCACCGCAGCAGCAGCCACAACTCCAAGTGCAGTTGCGAGCGCAATCAAACCATAATAAACCACATTACTTGTCAATTCCTTACTCGACATACTTTCAATCGCCTTCCCTATGAAAGGTAGGAATTCAGCAATCGCCTTCCAAACAGTCTTGAGAGTTTCTCCAAATCGTCGGAAACCATCACCAATTCCAGATGTAATGTCTTTTAATTTGTTTAACAAATCATGCTGGTTCTCAGTCTTACTGATCCATTTTTCAAACTGGTTTAAGACTTGAGTGAGATTTGGTGCTAATTCAGAAGCGAATATCATACTAATATTGCTTATGACATTCTTAAGCCGATCCATTGCACGATGGAAATCACTTGCCTTTTTAGTCTGCTCTGCACTAACTCCAAACGTCATTGACTTGTATAACTGCTCAACCCCAGCGGCACCTTTTCCAAGTAGCATGACACTGTCTTGGCTCATCCCAATACGGCTTGCCCAGTTGAGTCGTTCGCCTTCAGGCATACTCTCAAAGAGCCCTGCAATATCAATCAACATCGACTTGACATTTTTATACTTAGACTGGTATCCTGATCCTAACAGTCGGAACAAACCTTCATTATACTCGCCAGGTGCAACCGGATTGAGAGCCTTGGTGAGAGTAATAAGGTCCCCTTCCATAGACTGGGCGGAACCACCTGCTTGCTGAGCCGCATATCTCCATCTCTGCAATGCATCAACAGACAAACCAGTCATCTGATGAAACTTCTGCATCTCATCAGCGCCTTCAGTAGCTCGATTCACAAAATAGAACGCAGCAGTCGCCGCACCAACTAATGCAGCAGAGGCTTTCGTTGCATAACCAGCCAATTCTGTAATAGAGGCATTGAATTTCGTAATAGTGGCACTTGAGTTTGACTTAATGTCAAACCCAAGAACCGTTACAAGTTCATCGAGGACTGTTGCCATGAGCTTGCTCCATTGATTTTGCTTCGAGGTATTGCTTGAGATTGAGACTGCGATGCATATCCATTAGCCCCGAGAGGCTAATGGAATTATCACATAATTGAGGCCAGGTGCACATTTTAGCCCAGACAGGACGTCCGAGCCAGTAATCTACTGTCCATCCATCGGGGATTTGAACGCCCCCGCCAGAGCTGAAGTTGCTTTCTGGCTGAAGCTGTCCAACTGCGGAAAAAAATCTTTGACGCACTCCCAGAGCGTCCAGGCACAGACTTGATAAGTCTCATTCCGGAAGTCTGAAAAGTGTTTGTCAAAATTAATCACAGTAGAGATAGGCTCGTTGTTACAACATAGATGCGAAATACCAACTGCTTCCATGAATGCAGCATCAATTGCCATTGGATCTACTTTTTGTATTGCGTCTGCAAACTTGTCAAGCCCACCATCCTCAGTTGCTTTGGCGAGGGTCGGTAAGACTGCCCCGAACAGGACTGCCATCTTGGTACACAATGGCATAACCTGTCGAGGAGTCGGGAGCAATATTGAATACATCTTATCATTAATTACTGTGTCGCGTCGTTCCATTTGTGAAAC